TCGCTTATATCTTTTTTTACCTGCTCAAGCTCTGAGTTTACTTGATCTATTCTTTTGCCCTGTTCTTGAGATAGTAATATGTTTGCTTCTGGTGATCTATCTGCTGTTATAGAGCGTGCAATATAACTGATAGTGCATTCAACTTTGCCATTTTGCTCAAAACTAAACGAATGATCAACAGTGTTAAGGTACATACAAGATCTCATCTTGCGAAAATCTAGCTTATTTAAAGCTTGCTTGATTTTTGCCTTTTGAAAGTTAACACCTGACTTTCCTTGAAGGCCCATTTGTCCTATAAGTTCGTTAATCTTATTGTTGTCTATCTGATAGCCGGCTTCTATTAAAATCTCATAACAGCCAGCATCATACTTTAAACTCTGGTTGGAAGGTATTGCTGGTCCTTCAGTTGCAGTTTGTGATGCTGGTTCGTTAGGTCGCTGAATGTTCAACCCACTTTTCTTAAAGCAGTCAGCCTGTATTATCGCGTCTAAAATTCTATAACTCTGTCCCTTCTTATTCTTACGAACAGTCGATAGAGCGCCGATACCATCCATTGTTAAGGTAAGTGTAGCTCGAATATCGCGCTCTGATGAGAACGTATTTGTTCCAACATATTCCCACTCAAAGGACTTAATACCTATTTGTCCTCGTCTTTCAAGCACAGGCCGGCTGAGGTCTAGATCGCTATTAGTGTCCCCAAGTGTATTGTTCTTTAAAGATCTTGGAAATTCTATTTCAACAACTTTCTCTTTTATTCTAGCCCCTGTGTCTTCATCTCTTCCGTTAACTACCTTAAAAAGACGAATGTCAGGAACAAGAGCAGAATATATTATCTGCTTCAGATAAAACAAATGCATATCTGATGGCGAGTTCCTTGTGATTATGGTTTCTTCGCCGGGAAGACAATTTTTTAGAATACCATTATTTACTAATCTTCTAGGGTAGATTGTACTCAACTCATCTAACATATACAAATCTTGTATAGCACGTAAATCTGATACTGAATGTAGCAATGTCTGTGCATCAAATACTTTTTTGTTAACATCTGCCATCTTAGATACCGTTCATTATGCTTTTTAAATAAGCAAGCAAGTTGTTTTCTTCTTCCGTTAACATAACACGTTCTTGTTTCTTAAGCAACCTTTCATATTCTTGAGCAATGTAGAATGACTTTGAAAGCTTTGAAGGTTTATCATATAATTTATTATTATTAATTAAACTATAAATTGCCATTAACTCTTCAGTCATTTGGCTCTCATCTGTATAGTCGGTATTAATATCTGGTCTTATTCCCAAAAACTCTTGAAGTTGTTTTAGGTCCATTACAACTCCAAAGTATCCAGTATTAAACTAACAGGTGTGGGAATTAAAACTTTTTCTCCAACATTCCAGCTTGCATCAATCGGTTTATTGTTGTAATATCCTATCACCCACCAAAGATCTTGATCGCCATAATACTGGTCTGCCAACTTATAAAGCTTGGTATCGGTTGTCCAAACTGTTTCTAATATTGTTAACTGTCTCTTGACGTCTTCTGGAATAACACCTAGAGGTCGAGGCTGTATCTGAACTATATTCTTTTTCCCACGAGCCTTAAGTTGCTTGGAATAAAATCTCAGATCATTTTGTCTCAGCTTAAACTTTTTATATCTAAACATTTTTATTCCTCAGAAATTAAACGGAAAATCCAAATTTTGGGGAGCTAGTAAATTACCATTCTCATCAAAACCAGCTACTTCACGATGCATTACACTAAGGTTAAAATCAACTTGGAAATATCTTGGGGCTGCTTGCCCATTCACTACTTGCGGAGTGTTGATAATTTCACTTGGGTTTAGATACGAAAAACTCATTCCACCCAAGAAGCCTATTTCGTTCAGTAGGGGACTAGAAGCTTGACCGACTGGTTGGAATAGAACCCGAAACAACGGCGCGGCCAGAAGCACTTTTGGGCCTGACTTATAAGCTGGGTACTGAGCCGACATTAAATTCTTTAGTGTATTAAACTGTTGGAGAGCGTTTTCGTTATCCTGCTGAAGTGTCAAAAAAGACATTTGAACTTGTCTTTCGTTGCCTTGAAAGAAACGAATAGGGTCCGTTCTGCCAAAAACAACATCGGAAGAAACACTAGTGCTTATCGTGTCATTATAGTTTGTAACTATGATCGGACTAAACTTAATCTCCCTATTACCTGCATGTAAAGGAATAAAGCTTACCGATCCTAAAGAGCTTTGTTGCTCTTCGTTTAGCTTATAGCCAGAGTCATATGGTGCAGACATTATAGAATATCATCCCCTCTAGTAATTAGTTTAGCTATTGAATTGTGTAGGTTGGGGTTAAGTGCTGGGTCTATCTTCACGCTATTTACCACTGTTCTTATCTCCTGTCCATCAATAGACAGAACTACGTTCATGCTTATGGGGCCAGATGCACCAGCAGCGGCTGGAGCCGCCGAAGAGCCCCCTGAACCAGCAACAGACATTCTTGTAAGGTTTGTACCAGCAACAACAGTGTCGCGGTTATTGAGACTGATAGCACCTTCTGGCCCTAGCAATACCCTACCGCCTCGACCAGATGCCCCGACTGGGCCTGATAGAACGTCATCTCCTTCGACTAGTGGCCTTAAAGCGTCGTTCACAACAGCCAGCGGAGACAAAACAGCACTAACCACGCCAGATATTCCTAAAGCGCCAAACTTTAGAAGTTCTATGAGAGGGCCAAAACTGATCACCGTTGCTTGCAAGATGGTATTTAAACTTTCCATAACAGTATTGAAAGCTGCCATCTGGTTTTTCATCTCAATAATACTTTGGGTATCCATTTCAGGAGGTGCTAGTCCTTCAAGGTTACCTGAGAGTAGCAATGCGAGGTCATTAACATCTTCAAGACCGGCTGCATTTGCAATGACTTGCCTCTGGTAGTAGCCCATTTCATCAAAGGATAGCCCTGCATTCTGAACGGCACTTGCTATCATTTCAAGCCTTTCTGCCGGGTTTGTTGTCTCAATCATTTGAATGGTACTTAAGAATGGGCCGCCGAGCACAGAGTTTAAAACACCAACTTGTTGTGCTGCGCCTTCAAAAGTATCAAACTTTTTAGCTATATTGATTAGTTTTCCGATACTTAAATTCGTAGCATCAGCTTGTGCAGCCAGCATACCGAACTGTTCCGTTAGTTCTGCTGAGCCTTGTGCTGATGCCCCAAGAACGCTCTTAGCTTGCTCGAATCCTTGAACAAGATCGCCTATTGGCATGTCTAGTTCATTAGCTAGGCTTGCCAACCTTGTGTTAAACTGTGCAGCCTCTGTGGCTGATGTTCCCATAGACTTAGTAAGGAAAAGAATGTTCTGTGCTTGCGCATTCGCATCAAAACCCATCTTACTGAGCAAGGCAGTTGTCTGGGCCACCTCCATTCTTACTTCGGGGGTGAAGTCTGCGAAGTCTCTTACTGTTGTAAAGAGGGCTTGAAACCCTGCAACTGCTTCTCGTTGAGAAACACCAACACTCAACAGCGAAACAGATAAGTTCTGCAAATCTCCGTTAAACTGTCCTGCCTGACCCGTGGCTTTGTTGAAACCAACAATCAAACCATCTTGCTCTAACGCTGCCCTCTTCATATTCAAAGCAACCGCCATCAAGCCTTCTTGAAGCTTATCGGCAGCACCAACTACTAAGTTGAATCTTGAAAATGTAGTCTTCAAGCCATCGGTAAAGCCTTTGGCAGATGCTTTCGCTGCGTCTGTTAGAGATCCAAGCTTCATCATATTTGAGGTTAAACGGCCTAGTCCAGTTTGTGGGCCTTGACCAATGCCAGCAACAGCGGCTGCAAAGGTTGAAGCTGCCTGTGTTCCTTGCTTATAAGAATCGTTTAATGCTACTTGTTTTTGTAATAGTTCATCTTGACCCGATAGGGCATCCATTGCCGCTCGTTTGGCAGTTTCATCACCTGAGGCTGCTGCCCTTTCATAAGCTTCAAGGGCTTTTTCGCGGGCCTCATACTGAGCGTTGAGGTCTTCTTCGAGTTTGATCTGATTAACGAGTGCTTCGTTGGTTTGGCCAACGGCTTCCAAATACTCTTTTTGTGCCTCGGCAATAGCCAACTTTTGAGCCAACGTATTCGTTGGACCACCACCGCCAATATCACCCGGATCAGACATTCATTACCTCATCAAACAAATGGCCATTTAAGACCAGTTTCTCTCTCAAAGTTACGAATCGAAGAAGCAAGCTGCGCTCTTGAGCTATAAGTTTGTCGATTGTTAAGACCATACTTCTTAATGGAGTCAATGTATTTCTTTTCTCCAGTAATGGCTTTTCCAAAAGCTGCGACTTCGCTCGGTGAACCCTTAACCTGCACCGGGAAGGAAACATCACCAAAAATAAACTTAAGAATAACCTTAATCCAAGTTCTGAACATAAGCATGAAGCTTTCATCGAGCTTACTTAAACGCTTTACCTCGTTAAGGTCTAGGGTAAGCTTAAAGCTTTCGGTCATTGCTTCTTGCAGCCTGCCTTCCTTCTCTTCTACAGCATCTTTTAGTTGGTCTGCTATAGCATCTATCCTGCCAGCATCAACATAATAGTTATCGTTACTGAGCATGTCTAGAGCATCTTGGTCGGAAAGCTCTTGTCCTCTAGGCTCTGTGGATATGCGCTGACCTCGTGCAGGCTGCTTATCAGGGAACTCGTCAGATAATCTTGGGTTTGCGTCGATGAAAGACTGTTTACCAAATCTCTTATAAGAGTTCTGCACATAGTTGTAGAACTTGCTTTTTAAATTATCAAAATGTGCTTTCGGGTCCGGACCTATGCCGCGCAGTAGGTCATCGACCTTTGAGTAATAGTCGGCTGCTGGGCCTGCTGGCGTGGGAGCAGGCTCTGGCGTTCCGTCGGCCTTGTCTCCTGATATAATCGAAACTATTTTGGTCAAGTTAGGCTTTCTTTGTCCAAGCTCATTCTTTATTTTTCTTGTGACCAAGCTTAAGCCTGTCTTATCTCTTGCAAGCAAAGAATCAAAAGCCTCAAGCTCTTCTGGAGTAAGTGAAGCCAAGCCAGCCTCTTTTAGAAAAATATCTTTGGCTTCATTAACATAGCCGGACTTGACTTTAGCCACAATGGGAAGTGTGGGGGCATTGTCATACATAAAATCTACTATTTCCCTAAAAAGGGGGCTATTAGGCTGGTCTTCCCCAACTAGCAATAAGAATCTGGCTGCGTATTTTGCAAAGTCCTCTAATGCTACTTGGTAGGCATCAGTATCAACGTCCTCGTTAAGCATAAATAAACTCCATCAATATAAATAGTTTCTAAAAAAGAAAGCCGGGTACTATCCCGGCTATTTCTTTTTCTTTTGTGCTTTTTCCATTTCTTTCTTCTCATCTTCTTTCTGCTTAACAAGTCTTTCCATAAACCAACGACGGATTGGTATTGGCAGGTTGTAAGTCTCGAAGAACGACCACTGGCCGTGATATTTCAAGATGAAAAGTTCTTCGTAAACACTTTGTATGTAGTCACTGCTTAGGCCAAAAAAACTCTACTGACATAGGCAGTTCCACCTCCTGTAGCGTCATGCAGTTATTACAGGTAATACCCATTTCTGTATTCATTGTAGGACTGATCTTAGCGTGTACCTCTCGGAGGTGCTTTGAATCACGAACTGGCATGTTCTGGACAAAGTTATAAATCTGAGCCCTTGCATCAATGCCATTGATACTGTGGATAATAAAAAGCATTTGGGTAATAAGAGCGCCGGTCTCTTCTTTGTTCTTCTTTTGATTCTGAATATACTTGGCCATTTCTTTTTCGTCTCGGCCAGTTAACAGCTTGAGTGCTACCTTTACACCTGTTGTTGGCAGTGTGCAAGTATAATGTCCATCCTCAAAAGTTACATCATCAAGGTCTGCTTCCTTTGTCTTAATCTCGTTAAGATCAAATGTCTGCCGGACAGCTTGGTTACAAGAGCGGCAGAAGAACTTAGTGTGATATTCTGGACCATAAGCTGAAATGCGAGCAGCATACATGATCGCTGTCTTATCTCCCAGCAACATATCATCTGGGCTGATTCGCTTGTCTACAATAACGCTCTGTATCAGGCGATCCAATACTACACCCTTCTTGATAAGCTCCTGAGAGGCTAGAATATCCTCTTCCTTGGCGGTCATGAACTTGATTTCGATTGAGTCCCTACCGTGGAGTGGATGCCCCTCGGCGTAGTGTTCGCCCTTCGATGGCAGGTCAACAAACTGCGTGGGTGCGACAAAGGACATTAGGTCAACAGCCTTAGGCTGCTCAGGCATTGGCTCCTCAGCGGGAGCCGCGAAACGAGAACTATTATCTCTCATGGATATACTCCGTAATATAAACAACTAATATATTATAACCTTGCTATAACAAAAGTCAAGGAATTTGTGTAAAATCAATACTGCCCAGCGTTTCAAGAGCTTCTTGAGTAGCTTCCTGTAATATAGAGCCAAGTACAGGCTCTTGTGGCGTATTTCCAAATGAATAAGTTGTTGTATTGCCCTCAGCACCCATCTCGACATTAAAGCCAGTATAGCCGATGCTAAGTGATATTTCAACAAAATTGCCATCAGCGTAAGACAGATTTCCAAAGTCTACACCCAAAATATGTGCCTGATGGAGAGTCCATCGTTCAACCGATGCTAAACTTGCTTCTGCTCCAATGGGGCCGCCTGCTCTTAGGCTACTCTGAAGTGAGGATAAGAAAAGGTCTTCACCTTGTGCAAAACTTGGATGTGCAAGTTGTTCTATCTGGACTACTCCAAGGTCCCTAGTTGCGTTTTGTAGCCCGTAGTATGGCTTAAGCTTCTTGTTTTGTTGCATGTAGCTCATTATTCTTTCTGCTACTTGCGAACGAGAGTTGCCATTCGGATCAACCATAACAATACTAATAGGGCTAAAAGCTTGTAGAGCGCCGGGATTGATATACCCGATTTGTTGGCCCATATAGCCTGCACCCATGATAAAAGAACCAGCTTGAGGGCCAGAGTTACCTTCAAACTGGATAGATGGCTTTTCTACTGTTTTTGCCCACCAAACTAACTCGTTACCAAAGAGATTGTCCATTCTTACTAAAAATAGATCTTTTCTCTTTGGTGAAAGAGCACTACCACCTGTGGAAGTCCAAAACGTCATTATTTCTCCCTATACAATAAATAGAGAAAAACTAAAGTTTTCAGCCAAACAACCTGCCGCCAACAGCAGAACCCGGAACACCAGATTGGAATGAAGCCCAGTCATAACGAATAGTTAGACCAACAGTCATCAACTCTTCGTTAGTATAAGAAAGCTGTGATGGGCTGATCTGCGTAATGAATGCGTTATTTAGGTCCCACTGGTGTAGCATTCCACCCTCAGCATCAAGAACCTCAATGCTGACATTGCCGGGAGCAGTTGTACTAGCAATCAAAGGGCTGCCGTCTGCATTGTTAGCTGAAGCTAACTGGGTAACTGCCTGTGGCTTACTGATTGAGCTAAAAGCATCTACTGCGTCTGGACTAGTGGTTGGCACAATGTAGCCAGAGTTCGATAGTGTAGTCAAAAGCTCTTCCAATGAACCGGGTGTAACTGGATCGACAAGAGTCATAGTTACTGCATCCCAAGTTACCTTTGACGGGAAGTAGAAACGATGAGACATAAAGTCATGCGTTGCTTCCGAAACATTGGCTACTGGCTGAGTTACATCTCTTGCGTACCAAATGGCTTTTTGGAAAAGATTGACCTTGAAGCGGAAGTTGCGCTTTGGGTCAAGCGCATTGGTGTTAGTTGATGTCCAAAAGTCGGTCATTAGAAGAACTCCTTATTCTCTATTAATTAGTATCAGTCGTCAAAAGAAGCGCCGGATCTTGTGATGATAAAGTCAAGAGCAATGAACTCAATGGAGCGGGTTGGCTTGATGAAGACCTTAGCATAGAGAATATTACGATCAACAAGATCTGGTGTTGTGGTTGTCTCATCGAGAACGACGCGGAAGTCATCTAGGCCGAAGCGGACCTTAACGTTGTTCAAGAAGTTGTCGGCTGCTCCCTTGAAGCGATTCCAAGTTGCTGGAACATTCTGCTCGAAGAGGGTACCAGAAGCGATCTGGGAGATGCCCTTCTTCAAGAAGATGAGGAGACGACGAACGTTGATTCTGTCTAGTGCGGAAGGTGTTGCCTGAAGTGTTTTCTGTCCGAAGACTACAATGCCCTCTGCTGGGAATCGTGCGATAGGGTTGATGCCGCGTGAGTAAAGTCGGTCGCGGTCAGTTGAGTTGAGGATTTCGTCAACTGCGGTAACCTGAACGCCGCCTTGGCCAGTGCTCAAGCCGCCTCTGTTGAAGCCAGCAGGTGCGAACCAAACATCTGCAACTCTCTCAGTGTTAGCAAGAACACCGATAGCAGGAACGGATGGCGGAACTCTTACTGGGATACCAGCGTTAATGTCGTTGATAAGAACCCATGGATAATAAGTTGCGCCGTAGGAGTTGTTCAAGTTTCTAGCATCAATATTGTTTAGAACTGTCTGAACATCGCCCTTTCTGGCTGCCGCTGTAGTCTTATACTCTTCGTGAGGAGGAATATATCCACCTTCAAGGTCGATAACTCCGAGAGCATCGCCGCGCTCTTCACAAACTTCTAGTACACGATCAGTGACACCAGTGAACCAAACGCCGGGAATACTCATGAGGTTAAACTCAAACTGCTCTGCATCGGTTAGAGTGTCAATAGCTGTTCTGTATGTATTGAAGACATAGTTTGTCTCTAGAGTTGGGCTCAAACCATCCATTAGGTTGTTGCGAAGTGGCTCACGCTCTAGAATGTCTAGGCCGTCGAAGCCGCCGAACATTGGAGCGGTGAACTTGTTGAAGCCAGCGTCAAGAATGTTCTTGTAGCTAACCTCACCAGAACGTGCAGTGAATGAAGAACCTGCGGCGCGTGAACCAGACTCATGGTAAGCGGCCTGAATGTCGGTTCGAGGTGAAGTTGTGAGGTTGTATGAAGAACCAGTTGTTAAAACAACATCATCTAGTGTGAATGCATCTTGATACTGAGTACCCACTGGGGCTGCTTCGAGACCGAAGTTGTCATTCCAGCTTACGTCGGAGACAACATTCTCGCCCAAGAAGCGAGTGTAGTCAACATAACCAACATCAGGAGCAACGGATCCCTCGGCTAGAACTGTGCTAACACCAAAGTGGCTAGTTCTGGCTGCCGAGAAGTCAGATGCAGAGATTCTGGTTGGTACATCTGGGAACTGCATTAACGAAGTGATGGTTGCCGAAGATGATAGGACAAAACTTGAGCTAGTTCCTGTGCTTGCGTCATAACCACCGTTGTTAATGTAAGTTGTTGTGACTGCGCCCTCTAAACTAGAAGCAGCCGAAAGGTCAGCAAACTTAGGCATACCGTAGTATCCGAATGGTAGAAGCTCTCTAGCTGAACCAGCTTCAACCTCGGTGCTTACGACAACGCGAATGTATTGTGACTGATTCGGGAAGTCTCCGTAAGTTCGTAGAACTCGATTGGTCTGGTCGAACTCTACGTGACGGTTACCGATTCTGGTGATAATGTAGTCAGAAGAGTTAGGGTTCAAGTTAACTCCGCTGAATCTCTCTAGGATTCTTGGCTGTGTATCATTGTCTCTTGCATCTCTAACGACAACATCAAAGGTTCCGAACGCATTGTTATCGTTAGGTGAGTAGTTAACATTTGCAATAGAGACCTTGATGTCCTTATTGGCACTAGCACCTTGACCATCGAGGGTAACAAGTTTGAATAGTGCCTTTGCACGCTGACGGTCAGCAGGACTGAATGAGCCTGTGTCTGCGCTAAGGTCTTGAGAAACAATCCAGGGTGTCTGAGCTTCGCGGTAGCCAGCAATGCGGTCGGCCAAACCTGCTGTTCCGTCCTTATTTAGAGGTACAACAGCGGCCAAGTATACAGCAGAACTAGAGATAATGGTATCGCTAATCTCTCTTTCGTATGTCTCACCAAGCCAATATCTCTGTCTAGAGCTTGCAACAGTTGTTTCAACAGAAGTTCCAGCACGACGGTATGTGATAGCTTGCGGGTTTGTGCTCAAGACATTTCTAATGTAGTTGCCTGCACTCTTATTGAGTGACACCTTCTCGGTAGCTTCGACGCCGCTGCTAGAAGAAATCTGCAAGGTAACTTCTGGAGTGGAACCTAGATGGAACAACTTGTTCATACCAGCGCCAGTACCTGTGTTAGAAACGCCATCGTAGAGTGAACCAGTAGGATAGATAGCAGCGCCTGAAGCGTACATTACAGCGGCTAGTGTACCGGCTGGGGCACTAGATGACTGGAATAAGAAGAGTCCAAAGGCTCCAGCAGTTTCGCCTGCATTGTCATTCGTTGCATTAGTTGGAACTTGGAAACCGGCTTCTCCGAAAGTATCAGTTGTGGCATCCTGCGCTTCTACACCTGCAAGTCTAACGAAAGTAAGGGGAGTTGCACCGACTGCCAAATGAGCTTGAGCAGCGTACATTCCATATAGTGGTGCATTTTCTGCTCCGGTTCTCCAAATATCGTCGCCAACAGTTGTTCCGGGGACAGTTTCACCGAAAGTATTGGTAAACTCTGTGAGTGATGTGACCCTAGTGGGGGTCAAAACAGGACCACGCTTGGCTCGGCCAATAACAACGGGTCCAACTAGTTCTGGTAATGCAGGGACTTGTGATCTGTCAATTTCTGTAATAGAAACACCGGGTGATACAAATCTAAACTTTCTTTCGTCAGCCATATTAGTTAACTCCTAATAGTAGTAACATTCAAAATAAATAGTTATTGAGAGGGTCAAAAGACTACTCGCGATAAA